AGCGTTTGAAGATGAGAAGGCTGTTAACCCATTCGATTTTTGGGAAGGTGCAAACTTTAAATTAAAAATCAGAAAAGTTGATGGTTATTGGAATTATGATAAATCTGAATTTGAGCCAGTTAGTAGATTAAAACCTACTGATGAGGAGATTGACAAAATATGGAAATCTCAATATGCTCTAAAGCCCTTCATTGATCCAAGTAATTTTAAGTCTTATGATGAACTCAAAGAGAAACTGAATAAGACACTTACTGGACAAAGAAGTACCGAGTCTGTCGAAGATATTGACCTCCCACCTGTCAGTAATGACGTACCCAATACTTCTAACAACTCGGTAGAGAAAGAGGATGAGTCCAACGATAGCGATGACCTATCGTATTTTAGTAAACTTGCTGAGGACGATTCCTAATCTATCTCTCTCACTTTCTCAAAAGGGTGCCTTTAATTAGGCACCCACACTAACACAATGCGTCTTACTAAAGATAAACAATTTTGGGTACCTGATAATGACATCTATAATAAATGGGGTGCTAAATACGAAATAAGACAATTTAAAAAGATTATCAAATTTCTCTTAAATAAAAGAACAGCAATAGATTGTGGTGGTCATGTAGGTATTTGGTCTAAAAGACTATCTTCTATATTTGAAAATGTTATTGCTTTTGAACCTGTACCAAGACATATAGAATGTCATAAGAAAAATTGTACCGAAAGTAATATAACTTTAAATGAATATGCTTTATCTAATAATGAGAGCATAGTTGATATGAAAGTTTACACTGGTATAAACACTGGTAAAAGTACCTTAGAATATAAAAGCGACCTAGTAAAAAACAATAGTCAGATAATACAAATACAAACCAAAACTTTAGATAGTTTTAATTTGTCAAAGGTTGATTTTATGAAAATAGATGTAGAAAAACACGAGGTAAGTTTACTTGAAGGTGCAACAAAAACCATAGAGAATAATAATCCAATTATTTTTATAGAAGACCATAACTATTTTTATAGTAGAAGAAAACAAAATGGAATTAATTTATTGATAAAAATGGGATATGAAATTATTGATTATATTGGGTCATATAATTATATATTAAAACCCTCAAATTAACAATGTTCTTGTTTTGTTCTATGCGTCAAAATGCGCTATTTACTTTATCCGATTTTTATGTTACAGTATAGTATGTTTAAAACAAATAATATGAAGGAGAAAAAATGATAAAAACTAACTTTAAAGTAACATATAAAGGTGAACATGCTTTCGGTTATAAACTAACCAATACAGAAAATAATAAATGGTATTATGGTATTCATCTGGGAAATCCCTATGATGAAGAAGATTCTTATATTACGTCATCAACTAATGATGAACTAAAAAGAGCAATATCTGAAGGTAAGGTTGAAAGAGATATTGTTTACTTTGGTACATATGTTGAGGCACAAATTTGGGAAAAAGAAACAATAGAAAAAACAAATGCTGTTAAGGACTCAATGTCCTATAATGAAATGAGAGGTATTTCAACTCATACTAAATTACCTGACGCTGAAAAAATGAAAGAAGTTGCTGAAGATATTATAGAAAATAATTGTTTTGCTAATATTCAAGTAACTGATATTAAATTTGAAAAAGACTTTGTTAACGGTAAAGGTGTTTTAAAACCAAACAGTCCATTAATTGATTTCAAACACTTTCAAGTAAGATTAAAAGAACTTGATAATAACCATGTTAGGTCATTATCTGATTTAGTTGATAATGCTGTTGGTGATTTAAAATTACTTAAACAAAACTTAATTGTTGTTGTTTTAAAAAATAGAAAAGTAAACGGTATCAAAGGTGATTATATCATCGGTGGTAATCATACTTTTAAAGGTATTATAGAATCAAAACATTGTACTACAATGCCAGTATTAATTATTCCTGAGTCAACTCATTCCGAATGGAGTGACGAAGAAATTAGAGATTTAGGAATGTTTTTAAATCCTAGACAACAAAAAGTTATGGAAACAAAACTTGAAGATATTGCTAAGAGAATAGTAGATAAAACAAATGCAGGTTTTGATTTAGACTCTAATGTTGTTAAATCATTTAAAAATGCTTTTGACTTAACTCGTTCAGAAAAATCAACTGTTACAAGAATGGTTAAGAAAATGCTTGATGATGAAGACTTTAAAAAAAATAAACCTGTAAACTGGATAGACTGGACTACAAAAGAGAGTAAAGAGATTTTAGATGAGTTAGTAAAAAAACTTAAAACTAAAAACTCGTTAACAAAAGTTTATTCTTCTGGTAAGGCACACATTGGTGACCTTATGATTAAAGTTTTAAATGGTTATTATGATAGTACAAAACTTATAAAAAATGTAAATGTAGTTTTATATCACCCTACTATGAAAAGTAAAGAGAAGTGGGTTAAAGAATATCAAAAAGGTTTTGATAACTTTGCTAAGATTTTATCAAAAATTGATGTTGACGCTAAAATTACAATTTTACCAACAACTAAAGATGAGTTGTCCGTTACAACTCTATTATAAGAATTGACTTTGTTAAAAAGTCTTTAGGTGGTCTTCAGTAAGTATGACAAACTTCATATCTCGTTTTAAACACCACGCATACGCTGTAGACCACTTTCTTCTATTTCTCTCATAAGTTAACAATGCGTTTTTGTAAGTACGGCTTTCTCGTAAAGGTTTTTTAGGTTTACGAGTTTGTGCTTTAGGTTTAATTTCAACAATGAATTTTTTAAATGTACCGTTTGATTGTCTTACTTTCATATAGAAATCAGGAAAGTATCTATGTGGTCGATTATCAATAGAACGATAGTAAATTGCTATTTCTTCACTACCCCATTCTAATACATCTTTATTCCTATCACAATAACCCATAAAACGTTTCTCCCAACTTGAACGATAAATAATGTTGTTTACATTACCTTTATATTTTTGAGGGTTCAAAGGTTTAAATATACCTGAATATGGCCGTTTATCTGGATTAGTTAACTTCTTAATCTTCTTCATAAACCTATTTATTACTAACATAAATAGTATTATGGCAAGCGTATTTGATACAATTAGACAAAAGGCAGGAGATACTGAAAAGTCTGCTACTTGGTATAGAACACAAGTAAATAAAATAGCAAGTAATGCTAATGCTAGACAGTTGTTTAGACAAGGCAAACTGAACGGTAGACCTAGTGTAGGCCGATTGAACTTATTTGGGTATAATCCTAAATTTAGAAAGACACTACCATACTATGATATATTCCCTTTAGTATTGCCATTAGAACCAATATCAGGTGGATTTTTAGGTATGAACTTTCACTATCTACCACCGTTATTAAGATTTAAATTATTAGAACGTATGCAACAGTTTGCTGATGATACAAAGTTTGATAGTAAAACAAAATTTGATGTAAACTATGATGATGTAAAAAATATTAAGATTGTAAAACCAACAATCAAAAAGTATTTGTACTCATATGTACAAACAGGATTTTTAAGAATAAATGTTAATGATGCCGCAACAGCAATATACTTACCTGTACAAAGATTTAAAAAGGCAAGTGATGCTCAAGTTTATTCAGACAGTAGGAGATTTATTTAATGTCATTAATTAGTGTAGGAAAAAGAATAGGTGATTTAGATATACGTTTAGGTATACCACCTTCTAAACCACAATTTAGTGTGGGTGATACTAATAATAGAATAAACTCTATCAATGCCTCGGCAAATAGAAATTCAGTATTCAATCAATTTAGGTCAGGTATAACTCAAGCATCTGGATTCGCTAGACCAACACAATTTTTAGTTACAATAGATGGACCAAAAGCATCTATGTTAAACCCTGCTGCTAGAAATACAATATTTTCTGAAACACAACAAACTATTAGATTGGATAGAAGTAGAAGGTTAGTTGATTTATTAAAAAGAAATATGCAATTAAGAATGGATTTATTTTGTTCAGATGTATCAATACCTACAAGAACAATTACAGATGAAGTTAATGAGCAATATTACGGTCCATCTAGGTCAATAGGTAAAAATATACAATATGATGAGGTTACTTTAGAATTTTATACTGGTATTGATTTTGAAGAAAGAATATTTTTTGAAGCATGGCAAAACGCAATAGTTGATCCAGTCACAAATAATGTTGGTTATTATGATGATTATGCAACACCTTGTATGATTACGATTACACCATTAACAAAAACATTTACTGCTGCTTTAGCAAACTTTAATCCAACAGGTGATCCTACTAAAGATAGAGATACTATAAGAGCATCATTAGGAAACACTTCAGGATTTTCAGCATATCAAGTACAGATGTATGAAGCATGGCCTAAAACAATCAACTCAACACAATTTTCATATGGTGCTAAAGACCAAATTTTGAAAATAAGTGTTGTGATGAAATATAGATTTTTTGCTACATCAGCATGGAATTATCTAGCAAGTCCAAGTTTAGTTGGTGATGGTGTTGGTACAAGAAATTCAAGGTCAGAATTTAGAAGTGATGTAGAACAGGTCAAAGGTGGATTTTTAGATAACTTACCTTTTGGTAGTGAGATTGGCAGAGTTGGAAGACAAGTTTATGAAACAGTAAAAAGAAATTTACCGATAGGTAGAACAACAGGAGGTCGAGTATTTCCTAAAGGGTTACCAGACCCAACAATTATACGAGATATATTATACTAAATTATAAGGAGTAATAATGAGTTTAGATTTTATGCGAACACCTGAATATGAATTGACTTTGTCAAATAATAGAAAGGTGAAATATAGACCATTTTTAATTAAAGAAGAAAAAAACTTATTAATGGCAAATGAGTCAAATGATGAGGCAGAAATTACAAATGCTTTTATTAATGTAGTACAAGATTGTACACTAACTGATATAGATGTAACAAAACTACCAGTTTATGATTTTGAATATCTATGGTTACACATAAGAGGTAAATCTGTAGGTGAAAATATTGATTTGAAATTAAAGTGTCCAGATGATGATTCGATTACAGTTGATTATCAATTAAATTTAGATGATGTAAAACCTGATTTAAATAAAAAAGTTGAAACAAAAGTAGAGTTTGAACCAGGTTATGGAGTGATAATGAAAATGCCTACAATCAAAGAGTTGACAAATAAAAAGTCAATTATTGATTTGTCATTTGAATTAGTTAGAGATTGTATTGCTCAAATTTATAACAATGAAGAAGTTTATGAAGCAAAAGATTTAACAATTGAAGAACGAACTCAATTTGTTGAACATCTTACAGCAACACAATTTTCTAAAATAAGAAAGTTTTTTGATAGTTTACCTGTTATTTCTCATTTAATAAAATATGAGAATCCTAAAACAGGTGTTAAACATGAGTTAGTATTGCAAGGGTCATCTGATTTTTTTCGATAACCCTCTTACATGATAACCTGGAGAATTTTTATAGGACCAATTTTGCTTTAATGCAATACCATAAATATTCTCTACATGAGTTAGAAAATATGTTGCCGTGGGAGAGGGAAATATATGTTGAACTATTAATGCAACATATAAAAGAAGAAAACGAGAAGATAAGAGAAAAACAAAGAGAGGGAAGATAATGTTAGACACAGGAAAATCAATAGTTAAAAATGTATGGTATTTCTTAAAGTGTGAGATACCACAATTTATGTCAAA